TTTCGCGCGACAGCGGCCGGTCGAAAACAATCTCCATCACTTGGTAGCCGACGTAGTTCGTCGACTGAATGATATAGAACTCGGACGGGACCGTCAGTAGTTGGCGGTTGCCGTTCACGGTTCGATAGGCAGCCACGCGCAGGATGGTGGACGGCAGGATGTTGGCGACGTACGTCAGCTTGTTCCCGCCTTGCATCGTCACGGCCGTTCCACCGCCCGCCCAGAAGAAGTTAGCTTGGTCGTACTTGCGATACTTCTCCCACGAGAGGCGCGAGTCCCGCACTCCGGTGTACAAAGGTCCGAAGATGGAGTCGACGAAGTTTTCGTCTTGCGGCCCCTGGTAGTTGGGGTTGTTGGGGTTGACCGGGGATTCGCCTTCGCATTCGGTTTCAATCTCCTGTTGGATGTCGTCTTTGATGACCCGGTTGCTTCCGTCGTTGAGCGGGTGTCGGCGCGACGCCACCAAGAAAGTATTCGTAGGAGCGAGAGCAGTACCAGTGAACAGCCCGGTAAACAAACCACCGCCAATATTAAGAGTGATGGTCTTGCCTTGCGGAAACTTGTTACCACCGAAGATGGTAAGAATCGAATACTCATGTGCTGTTTGCTCCTCCAGCATGTGATTGAGACGTTCAATCTCCACGCAACGCGCTTGGATGCAAGCCGCGTCGTCCTCGTAGGCGATAGTGCATCGCACGCCGCCCGAACTTCCAAAGGTCCCTCCGCAACGGAACCCTACGGGGGTCCGGGGACAAGTGATGTCGTTAGCAAGCTCAATCCGCTCGTCGAGCGTGAAGTCCCGGATGCCCACCCCGTGCGCGAGCGTCCCGCTCACGGCCGGGACGGCTTTCAAAGCCGGGACGTTGATGCACGTGCCGAAGCACAGCGGCCAGGGCTTCCCGATTAGGTCCTCCGGTAGGACCGGGAAGTCGCCCTCCTCGGCCGAGAACCCAATCTCGACGTCCTCAATGCGGTTCACCACCGCAAAGGAGAAGGTGCGCACGCCCTCGTCCCAGGTCACTGGCGAGTTAATCTGTCCGCCGAACAGCAGGAACTTCTCGGCGAAGGTCAGCCCGGCGAACCACTGCCACACTCGCACCTGCTTCTTGTGGACGTCCTGCACGTCGAAGATGCTCTTCAGTCGCCCGTCGTGGTCCGACAGCGTGATGTTAATCTGCTGCGACTGAGCGCCGCCGGAAACCTGCACCACGTCGTCCAGCCCGCTCAGGTTCATGATACGGCCGGTCACGTTGAATTCTGGGATGGCCCTGTCAGCGTAGAACTCGCTGGCGAAGTCGCCACCCCATAGCACCTCGACGATGATGACAGGCTCGGTTCCGAGCGCCGTCTGGATTTTCGTCAGTGCATTGGCTGATAAAGTACGCATTAAATCCTCTCTGCTGAAAGCTCAAGCGTTACGTTAACCGCTTCCCCGCCCGGCCACCCCTCGGCTCGTCCCTCCGTTATGGTGCTGAACGGGTCCGAGAGCAGCGTTGCCAGCCACTTTGAATCGTCGTGCAGGGTCACCACCCATTGAGCGCGGTAGTAGACCCGGATGAACTCCTTAAGCTCCAGCGCCTTCATGCGGGAGAGCACGAACGGCAGCCGAAGCTTCGAGCTACCCGCGTTCTTCACGTAGGAGAACATCGCGCCCGTCATCGTTCGCTGCACGTTGACGGACTGGTTCGCCGCGCGGGAATCCTGCATCTTTGCGTTCGGCAAGACGCACGCCACGTTGAGTTGCGGGAAGGGTGCCTTGATGCTTATCATTCAAGCTCTCCGTCAAACACCAGCGTGAACTTCCACGAGTTGATTCCCGTCTGGATGATTTCAGTCTCCGGCGCGAGTACCACTCCGGACCACTGGCGGCTTTCCCAATCGAGCAGCCCAATCTTCAGACCCAAGGATGCGTTGAGGAAGTCAACCACCGCGTCGATGTCCGTCTCGCAGATGTTCTCGATGACAAGGTTCTGCACTTCGGTCGTCGGCCATGACGGGTCCGCGGCAATGACGTCGTCGCCCCCGCGGGTCTTCCGGTGAACGGCCGAGCGCGTGAACGTGGACGTGTTACCGAGCGACGGGTTCTTCAGCACCAGGGTGGTCGTCGGCGCGACAAACGGGTACGTCAGCGTGAGTGTTCCGTTCGAAAGGGTCGGCGGAGTGGTGTTGATGGATTCATAAGCCGGGTCGCCGCCCTCGCCGACGAACGGCCGGTAATCCTTCTCAATGCAACGGTTGCCGCTAATCGTGTATGTGATGTGCTGCTTAAGGCATCCCTGTTCCATACCGCGCCCGTATTCTGTCGGAGACGAGTCCACCGCGGCCACCAGGGTGAACTGGTTGAACACATCGAACTGCTGAAGGTGCGTAACAATCTCTTCGAAGCTCAGCGAGTTGGTCGCGTTGTGCGCCTGGATGATTCCGTCCTCGAACCCGAACGTGTTGGAGAGGGAATCCACGATTACCCTTACGACGAACACGCCCGCCTCGTTGTCCTCGGAGAACATCGAGTTGCTGCACTCCACAATCGTGCGCGGGGTCCAGCCGAGGTACTGGATGATGTCCTCCGTGTAGTCCAAACCGATGTCCGCCGACAGGCCGAGCGAGTTGGTAATGTCGAGCACCACATAGTTGTGCTCCAGCGACTGCAAGAACCCGAAGTCGTTTTCGACGCCTGCGAAGGTGGGGATGCCCGCGTTGTCACTCAGGCTGAGCGAGTTACTAAGCGGAAGGACTATCTCGATGTCCCTCGTCAGGACCGTCGTATAAACCTGCGTAACGCGCACGTCGCCATCGCCGATGTCGAGCGTCGTGACGTAGCTCTGTGTTGTGCGAACAGCCATTAGACAATCTCAATTCCGAATTGGGCTGCGTCGTATCCCGCGTCGTCCCAGGGGGCGGACGTGTCGGGGTCCTGTTCCAGCACGCGCGAGCGTGTTACGTAGCTCGTGTTTCCAATGGCTACGGCCGACCCCTCGTCGGTTGTTGCGCCCGACTTGGCGACCAGCTTGATGCTAAAAGGCGTGGCGTCTGTCTCCCGGCATACAGCGTTAACTTGCAACCCGGCAATCTGCACCAGCACTCCGTTCTGGAAGGTGTAAAGGTCCTGCTGCCCGGTCGTGCTTGACTCAACGTAATCGGTATCAGTGTTGTGTGGAACCTCGTCCACCAGCGCTGAGTTGTCCGTTCCGGTGCTTGGCGTCCATTCAATCAGGTCGCCTTCGCCGTTTGGATAGAAGGTTAACGCGCGATGCGAGCCGAGGAAGTCTGTGACGTCGCCCGCTTGGTCGTCCGCGATGTACCAGTCGTCATAGGTCAGCCCGCGCGTGTTGGCCCCCGCCGCGGTTCCCCAAAGCTTAACCGTCTGAGCGTACGCGTTCGCGGATGCCTGACAGTCGATGGACCCGTTGCTGAGTACGCTGGTGCCGTTTACGTGGATGTCGTAGCTGCCCGCATTCCCGATGGTGACCTTAAGCTCCAGGTAGCAGAACTGGCTGGTGGCGAACACGACGTCGGCGCTTGTCTCAAGGAGCGTGGTCCCGCGGCGAAACTCCACGTTGCCCGATGTGTTATAGTAGACCGCGCACTGCACCGTGGCCGCGTCGAGAATTTCGAAGATACGCCCGCCAACCATCGTGTCACCGACCCGAAACCCGACGCCAATGATGAGGGTTTCCTGGTTGCCGAAGCTCGGTGTCTGGAGGGTCGGGTTCCCAGAGCTATTCCAAATGCGCATTCCCAATCCCTGAGTGCGCCCGGTCTCCAGGGTCCAGCCTGTCCCGTTGACGACGGTGTACTTGGTCGCCAAGCCGGTGGGCGCACTGCCCGCAGCCGCGGCAAACTCTTCGAAGCCCTCTACCCATCGCAACATGGTTCTACCCGTCTAGTTAAAGGTGAAGATGCGTTCCATCACCTGCATTGGTTTCTCTCGGTTGACCGTATACTTCAGCGGAAAGTCCAGCACGCTTTTGATTCCACGGTTCTCCGGACACTTCAATTCCGACACCAGCACGACGCGATTCTTCGATTGCTTCTCAACCCAATCCCAGAACTCTGCGGGGTTGAACTTGCCGCCCTGGGAATACCCGGACGTGTCTGCGTAAGGCGGGTCGCAGTAAAGCAGGTCCGCCTGCCCCTTGTACTCCAAATAGCTGTGGCAGTCAAAGCTCACTCCTTGGATGAGCGGTCGAAGCTTCGCCATCGACCGTCTCATCCGCGCCGCAAAGTACTCCACACCGTGGCCGTTCTTTGGGTCGCGGGCCGGGTTCCCGAAGAACTTACCACCGAAGCTACAGCCGAACCCGACGTACGCGCGAATCGCGTGGTGCCAGTCAGCGTACTTCAGTTCTCTCCAGTAAGGCTCGTGAATATATTCCGGCCCTTCCCATCCGTCGCGCACCGCCTTGAGCATCGCTATCAGGTCTTGATGAACGTCGCTGGCGGTCACGCAGAGCGCGTCGACGTGTTTTCCGACACCGAACATCCCACAGAAAGGCTCGTGGTAATGAACCGGCTCGTAGAACCCGACAACCGCTGCAATCTTCTTACCGACCCTGTGCTTCCCACCCATGTAACCCACAGAGCACCTCTTCGATTGAACCCAGACCGCGCCAGGTTTACATTGTACCTGACGCGGTCATCGATGTCGAGTCCTCCGCTTAGTCGGTCAAGCTGTAGTTCGCTGTCAGGACGTTGCCCGCCACGAGGCTCGGTGCCGAGGCGAACAGCGCTGTCGAGAACAGCGTGCCGGTCGTCCCGCCCTTGGTGTTCACACTGATGATGAACAGCCCCTTGCAGGTAATCGTGTCGTTGATGGTGAACGAGATGGCCGCGGTAATCTTACGTGTTGCAGCCGCTGCAAACGTAATCGTCACGCGCGCCGCTTCGTCGTAATCCTGGTTCTCAATCCACCCGGCATGCGAAGCCGAAGTGTCGCCCGCGGCCACGCCGGTGAAGCTCGCGTTGTCGATGAGCCCCGCGTACCACGTGGCGATTTGCGCCGGGTCGGGAGCCACGCCGTCGCGGAATGCAACCTCCAGCACGTAGTGGATGCCCACATCGGTAATGCCGTTCCGGAAGTCCGGCAAGGTCATGATGGGCTGCACAGACATGTCGCCCGCGCGGTAGGCGTCCGCATCGGCTAGGCTGGCCCAGACCTTGACGTCGGTCCACTTGCCGCGGATGGTGCGATTGCCGCACGCCCAGGAGACCAAAGCAGTAATCTTCTGCTTCAGTATGCCCTGCACAAAATGGTTGTAAAGCTTACGGAACATGGTCATCCTTTCAACTTGGAGAGTACTGCTAGGGACTGTTTTTCGTTCCAATCGTCGTGGTTAGTAACCTCGTCGAAGTTCAAAATGTTCATCTGCGTTTCCCGACCGCAATCTTCCCATCGCTGCTTTTCTCCTGGCGGGAACCCAGGAGGCAGGATGCCTACGCGGATGCAGGCGCGCCAGATGGCGTACTTACCGCTTCTGTAGCTTGGGAAGAAGCGCTTCGTGCCGCTGCTTCCCTCTCGCGAAAAAAAGTTTCCAGGTTCTCCTGTAGCTTTTCAGCGCTGAGGCAATTCGCCTCCTCTATCTTGTCGAGTAGCAGCACGTACTCGTTCTCCGCCAACTTCGTCTGAAGCTCGGTGTGAACACCCTTCCACGTTGCCGGGTTCTTCGGGTCGACCTCTGTCCACTCGATATTGCTCGGCTCAAGCGACTTGATTACTGTCCAGGCTCCGCGCAGCTTACTGTACTCGTTCAACTGGTCGCGGTAAGCGGGGGACTTCTCGTCGGCCACCCACCCCACGTCCTTCTTATACATGCCCTGTGCGGGCTTCGGCCGCGCCACTAGGCCATTGAACTCGTCGTAGCTGTCGATGCCCCGCACGAAGAAAGCCAGGGGCTTTGCCCGCCCGTTCGCCAGAACGAGTGGGGGCAGCACTCCGTGCTTCTCGGCTGTAACACCACCTACGCTTTTCATGATTGTTCTCCCACCATTAAAGGATGCAATTTATGCGACAATCCAACCGTAAATCCCGCGGTCGGCCCCGTTAAACCACGTATAAGTTCCCGCCCCGCCGCCCCCGCGCTCGAGCGCCTGATAGAACTGGTAGCCCAGGGGCATGTAGTCTTGCAGCCGCGCCTGCATCATCATGCCCGCGTTGGCGATGCCCACTTCGAACGTCGGTGTCTTTGCGCTGTTCACGGTCGTCGACCCGACCCCGATTCCGCTGCTTGCGACGAAGGTCGCCACGGTTGACGTGCAGAAGATGAGCATGTTTAGCTCCATCCATGAACTCCCGACCAATCCACAAATCGCGTCGTGCCGGAATGTGGTATCAGCGTTAACCGACCGCATGGATGCTGTGTTATAGGTATACCCGGTCGCGGTAATTACCTTGCCGACTTTTCGTTCTTTCTGATTTAGCGCGTTCCACAGCAAGCGTCGAGCGGCCGAGTCCTCGCATTGACCAGACGAGCCAGTCGTTCGGCCCGTTCCAAGATATAGGCGGCTTGCATCGCCGCTCTTAACCCAGAAGCCATCTTGCCGCGCCAGACCTGTCGCGCGCGTTGTATCGTTCGTCCAATTTAGCGTTTCGAGTGCCAAGTCTCCCGCACTAAGAAAGCCGAACACGTCGAACGGCGTGTTGGTGGTTGATGGCACGGCCACGCTCTTCTCGCCGCTCACAAGATTCGTCGTCCAATTCGCGCCGTCGTATAGATTAACAAACGCATGAATATACGGGGTATAGTAGACAGTCGTTTTTGCGAGTTGGTCTGTGGTTGGGAGCGGGTCGCCCGTTGCGAGAGTGAGTCGCCCGCCCGGAAACCCCTGACCGTCGAATCCGTTAGCGCCATCAGCGCCCGGCGCAGCCGTGATAGTGTGAGTAAGTATTTGAGGCATGAGTATCCACCACCGCGCCGTCGCCCCTTGGCACTAACGGCGCTTATTCGTGCCTCCGATTAGGCTTCCAACCCGAACTCTTCGAGAATGACCGCAAGGTCAAGAGCCTCGCGCGTTACCTCCGGCTTGAGTGAATTGCACTTGCCGGTAATCTCCAGCACGCCATCCTTGATGGAACCGCGCCGGCTGGTCGGGTAAAAGCGTCGGAAGTACATCACTTCCGCGTCCTCGGACCCGCAAGGCGGGATGTCGAGAATGAACAAGTCGACGGCATAAGGCTCGCAGGGGTCCTCGGCCGTGTTGTGCCAATCGGCCGCGCCGCCGGTTCGGCGGAGAGCCTCGTAAAACGTGACGGGCTGCCCGGAACTCGACTTGAGGAAGTTGAGCACGCTCGACGTGGTGACGTCCATCGGCACTTCGGGTCCGGCCCGCACACCGTCAAGGCGGTCGCGGTCAAGGTCGAAGGTCGGCTCGTCGTTCTCCGTCCACTCGAAGTCGCCGTCGCCGACCTTGGCGATGATGCGCTGCGGGAGGTAGGTGATGACGTCCTCGTCGGTGATGGTTTCGCCCGCGGCAACGGCCGGGGTGAAGGTCAAGCTCCAGGTCTTGCCGCCAACGTGGACCGTTGTGGTGGCGAAGTTGTCCAGGTCGGTCGGGGTCGCCGAAACAGTCACGGCCGTGTCGAGGAACACGCCCTTGAACTCGATGAGGAACACGTCCGCGCTCGGCTCGGTCACCGTAATGTCGTCCGCGGCAATGTTGCTCATAGCCACGAGCGCAGCCGTGAGGGTCGCCAGGGTGTCAGTGCCGTTGACCGCGGCCGACGTTACGCCGTTAACGGTGACCGTGTAGGTTCCCGTCGTGTCGGCCCCGATGGTAATCTGGAATTGAGTGTTCGCGTTCCGCGCCGTGACGGCTCGAATCGTTGTGATGCCTTCGGTCGTAAACCGAGCACCTACCGGGACCAGTTCCGCATCGTCGTGAAGGACGTTAAGGTCCTCGTCGATGAGGATGGTCGTGTCGCTGACACTGATGGACATATCATCAACCACGCCGGTTCCGGAGAACCCATCCTGCGCGCCGATGTAGCAGTTTCGCATTTCCTTCCGACGGGACATGTTATTTCACCTTTGTGCTTAGAGGATGTATCCGCGGTACTCCGCGTTGATTACCGAGTGCAAAAGCTGGTCAGTCACGCTCGGTGTCAGGTTCGTCACGTTCACTGGCTGGTCGGGTCGGTGTTCCAACACGAAAACCTCATCTGGTGAAGCCTCCCCGACCGCATACTTCTTCACCATAATACATTCGTGCAGTGCCGATTGCAAGCGCCCGACCGCATCGCTGTGGCCCCAGGCGTTCGTGTCAAGCGCCGGAACGCTGGACACCTTCACGAACACTGCACACACTACGTGCGTAAAGCCGGGGGACAAGTGCCGGGTCGCTGGCCCGATGATTGTCGCCTCGGCTTTAAGCGGCGCACTCTTGAACGCGGCGCTTCGGGTGTCGAGGAACTCAACGTGCAGGGGGAGGTTTATCTCCGCGGCAGCCGCATGGAGATGCTTCGCAACGGATGCGACGACCCATCTCTGTAGCAGCCTATTCACCGCCATCGTCTTTTCCTATCAGCCTTAAAAGCACCTGGGAATTCTGCTTGATGACGTTCTTGCAATCAACCAGCAGAGGCGTAACCGTGTCGCGGAACTCCTTATTCAGGTCGTCGATTTGCTTCTGCAATCGGTCCTCGCGGCGCACCGTTCGTCGGATGAAGAACACTAGCGCGCCAACCAGGATGGCGATTACCAAAGCGACGGCCCCGTAATTCTGCAGCAGGATGGTTGCGATGTCGACCACTTGTTTTTTCCTTCAACACCGTGACCCTAAAACCATCACAACCATCCCGCTCGCAGACGTTATTACAACCGCTGCTTAGGAAAGCAACGGGCAAAGCAGGTTCGTGTCCAGCGGCGCGATGCCCGCGAGCAGGTCGACGTTGACCCGCACGCCACCGAGGCTGGAATCGTACTGCATCGTCACCCGCAGGCCCAAGCCGTTGTAGCTTTGGACCGAGGAGAACGCACCCAGGCTGTTGCCGGGGGTTGCCAGCGGTCGCGACACGAACGCCAAGGCGTCCGGGTGCAGGACCGGGTTGATGGCACCCGCGGGACCGGGGAAGCAAGCCGCACTGGCTGCGACGGTCGCGTCAAGCGGCCGGTCGAGCAACACCGAGGTCACCGTGGCCGACGTGTTGGTCGTCTCGATGATGGTGTAGGTGTGACGGCTTGCGCCGGTTCCGAAAGCCAGGAGCTGGCCGACTTGCAGGTTCTTGCCCGAACCGTGCGTGATGGCCATTTCCTTCTGGTAACCGGCAACGCGCTCGGTCGCCTCGTTGGCACCCGCGAAGTAAACCGTGACCGTGCTGAGCGCGGCCACCGCGTACTTCAACGGCTCGTTCAGCGTAACCGCGTCGTCGCCGTCGGTGACGGTGATGAAGGTCGGCTGACCGTTCTCGTCGAGGGTGAAGAACTCGCCAACCACCAGGGTGTGGGCGAAGTCGTCGGTCAAAGCAATCGTCGCGGCATGGCCAGCGGCGTAGCTGTTGCCCGTCAGGACCGTGCCGTCCTCGTGCTCCGTGCTCGGCTTGTACACGTAGGGGACGTTCTGGCTCATCTCGATGAGCGTGTTGTAAATCGTACCAACACGGCCAGTCGTCAGCGTGTTCGCCGAACCGCGCTTCTCGGCCGAAGCAAACAACTCGTTCGCTTGCAGCTTGGTCTGCGCGGTTTGATGCACGATGGCGGTCATGAGGCTGTTCGGCGCGTTGCCCGTATGCAGGGCTTCCTGGGCTTCCAGGATGAAGTCGGCCGAATTGGTCTTGGTCATGCCGTTCAGCTTGCCAGCCCGACGACGCGGGTCGCCCTGGTGCATGAACGCGTAACCGCGGCCGAGGATTGCGCGGTCAACACCGCGGGCAATGCCCTGGACCACCGGGACCAAATGCGTCTCGGTCAAGCGAGCGATGGACAAGCTCAACTCGCGGTCCTTGATGACAAACGAGTCGTAGAAGTACTGGTCCAACTTCACGTCGACCGATTCGAGCACTGCGTCGTTGGCAGTGAAAGAGTCGGCATCGGTCTTGCGGCGAATCTTCCGGCGAGCCGGACGGTGCGCCTTGACGGTCTCGCCTTCGCTGGCGAGCATGGGCTCGTACTGGCGGTTGACCGCCATGACCGACGGAGCATTCTCCGTCAGGACGCGGAGACCTTCGCGCGCCCAGAGGTCAGGAATGGATGCGATGTTGTCGTTAGCCACTGTGCTAGGTCCTTTGAGAAAGAGAAAAACGGGTTACAATGTTTCAGTCAAAAGGTCCGCCGAACCGCCCTACTGAATCGCCTGCGCGAAAGGAGTGTTGAGGAAGGAGCCGAGCGAGTTTGTTTTGCGAAACTCGTCGTACTGCTCGTTCGTCATGTTCTTCAGCGCACCCAGATTCAAGGCTCCGGTTGTGGGGTCCTTTAAGCGATTGTCATTCGCTCTGGCTCCACTACCACTAGATGCAAAGCTCTTGAAGAGTGGCCCGTATTTGTCGGGTTGACCCTCCAAGTGCGCCACCGCTTCGGCCGCGGTTAACCGCTTATTTACGGGCTGATTGTTAACCATCACGGTCGCCTCGTAGGTGACGGTTTTCCCATCCGCACCCACCTTCGCCGTCTTGGCGAGGATGTCGTGAATCAGCGCCGCGGCAGCCGGGGTCGAAGCCTTCGGGAGAGCCGCGTCAATCGCGTCTCGCTCGATGAGACTGCCCTCGTACTTCCGCTGAAGCGTGTTGTAGTTGTCCTGCAACTTCGTCTGGTTCAACTCCAACTCCTTCGCGCGCTCCTGCGCGGTCAGGCTTTGCTCACGCAAGCCAGCGAAGTCGGCCAGAACTTCCTCGGCGGGACGGCCCTGGGCAATCTCGTCCAGCTTGGCGCGAAGCGCCCGAAGGGCTGTAATCTCCTGGCTTGAGACCTTGTCGCCAGCAGCCGGCGCGGGCTTCGGCGGAGCGGCCGGGGGAGCAGCCGGAGGGGCTGCGGGTGCGGCCAACTTTGCAATCAACGAGTCAATCTCCGCCTTGGAGTAAACCTCGGGCGCGGCCGGAGGGGCTGCGGGAGGTGCGGCCGGAGGTGCTCCAGCAATCGGTTCTGACATGGCGTTAAGCCCTTTCGATAGTGAAGGAATTATTCGACGCAAGTAGCGGCAACAGATACCGCCACGCCGTGAAGCTCACGATTCCGTTCGAGAGATGCTGACTGGCAGCACCCGACGTGTTAAGCGAGGAGCGCGTCGACCCCACCCCACCGCTTGTGATTCGTAGGTTTTCCTGCTCGACGTCCGGGTCCCGTCCGCGGAGACGCTCGTGCGCAATCTCGTAGACTGCGAACAGGAGCGTCTCCGGGATTTCGTTGCCGTCGCGCGGGAACTTCATGGGTTGAGTCGCATCGGCCGCAGCAATTTCCTCCGCGGTCGCATCCGGGTCCGCTTCAAGAAGCTCGAACACCGGGGTCTTGTACCCCGCGTATTCCAAGCGGTCCACGTCCCTGCTCGCTGCTAACAGCGCCCGCTCTTTGTCCTCGGTCGTCGCCGTGGACCAGTCGGTCTGGTGCAGACGCTCGCCAAAGTAGGTGTCCGCGTCCGCAACTTCGCTGTAGTAGGTATCAGGGTCGATAGGCATTAGCGTATCCGAATTCGGCTCCAGTTCCCGGTCGCGTGGTCCAATTGAAAATAAGCCGGGATGGCAACCACTCCGAACTGCCCGGCCAGTTCAGGGTTAGCGTCCACATCAATCCGTTCGATGACGACGCCTTGTCGCGCGAGCCGTTCCAACCTCGGCTCGTCAGCTTTGCAGGCTGCGCACCAAGTCGCCGTGAACTGCCGAATCGTGGTGGGGTGCGATTCAGGCTTGTTCACGGGCGCTTGGCCGCAGCCGCAAAACATCAAGAGGGTCGCCATCATGATGAGGCTAGCTCTTAGCAACAGTGCTCACCGCCTTCTCCGTCAGCCGAGCAGTCAATTCCTGCTTGGCAGTCGGGTCAGCAAGCTTCGCAACGAGCATCTTCTCGAAGATGCCCTCGAACTCTGCGCTCGCGGCGGCTGGATTCGTCAGGGTGACGGCCGCGGTCTTCAGAGCTTTGAAGATTTTGCTGTAGTTGCCGGTCGCGTAGGAACGCAACAGGTCGGGGGTCGTGCTCAGCCCCTTCTCCTTGAGGACGTCGGCCACTTGGAGCGCCATGTCGCGCCGCTCCTCAACCTTGTCGTCCGTTTTCTTAATCCAACGGCCAGCGGCGATTCCGCCAAGCACAGCAGCAATCGCCCAGCCCAAGTCGATTCCAAACATCTCGTTCTCCTTCGGGGGTGAAAAGTAGTGAACCACTTACGAGTCGCTCACATTGAGCTACTCGCCTTTAATCTCCTTATACCATCCGTAACCAGCGCCGCCCGCAGCACCGAGTGCAGCCAGGATGACGTAGAGCAAAACACCAGCACCGTCCTCGCCGCCATTCGTATCCGGCACAGGAGTCGGAACGACTAGCGGAGCAACCGGGGGTTCCGGCTGGACCGGGGGAGTCGGTTCCGGGCGCGGTCGGAACGGCCGACACTGCTCGACAAATCCCGTCAACTCACGCTGGCTCGTCGGGAAGTTGTCACCACTAAGCTTTTCGATAACGATGCCGTTCGGCTTCTGGTACACGACGGCCGGGAAGGTTCCCACCGTTTTTGCGTACCGGGGCAGAATCGGGTCGTTGCTCTTGTAGTGGTGGAAGTGCGCGGCCGGAAAGCTACCTCGAAGCTTCTCAACGATGACCGGGTCGGCATCGCCAAGGACCGTGAGGTAATTCCTGTCGCCATCTTCGGGGCGAGCGATTTCGGCCTTCACCTCTTTCACTGATACGGGGGCAGCAGCCGGAGGAGCGACTTCAACCCATTGCGGCGAACTCGCCTGGGGACCCATATCGGAAGGATTCCGAAAAAGACCCAGGGGTCCAGCCATCGACATCGAGGCAGCCGTGAACACGGCGACAAGCGCCATCACGGCCACCAGAAACAAACACGTTCTCTTCATTGCACTTCTCCTAAATAGGGGAATCGAAAAATCGAACTCGCGGTCTGCCTTCCATTAAAGCAGAACATCGCTTCGCTGTCAAGCCCTTACCGCTGGATTAACTGCGGAGGTGCCGGGGGAGTCGACACCGGGGTCCAGGCCCATGACCCGCTGTTCAGCCAATCCCGCACGAATCTCTTACTGTCAACCCACTTCACTACGCCGGGTCCCTGCCCCGTATCGTTGTTATCCAGGATGCCCGCCCACTTCGAATCGAGATGAACGAGGCACACCGCGTGGCTAATCTTCGGCACGTTGTACCCGTAAAGGTATCCGTCCGACACCGCCACGAGCGCCCCGCGCCGCGTCCGCATAGCCCAGGTCAAGTGCGATACGTCGCCCACCCCGTAGGTGTCGCAGTAGGTTACGCCTTCTTGGTCGCAACGCTTGTGGAACCGTGAAGCGTACTCGCCGTGGTAATACTTCTTACCCCAATAGTTCGCCCACTCATACTGCCCTTGCCACCGCCACAGCATCATAGCGCTCGCGTGAACGCACGAGCCTTGCATCGGCGTGAACGCCCAATTCTGTTTCCACAGTTGCGGGGGAATGTTCACCTTCGGAATCTCCTGCCCCCACCCGCGCGAGGCAAAAAGCAGGACCAAGCATATCGCAACCACCACATACCTCATAGCGTCCTCCTTACTGAATTCGAATCCGGTCTTTGAAAATGCCCTGCCGGTTGCCCTCCCGAAGCAGAGCGTTAGGTGACCAACGTGAGGTGTTCTCGTGCGGGTTGAAGGTTCCGATGCGGTAGAGCGCCCGCGCGACGTACTCCGAGCAGAACATTTTGTCGTCCGATTCCGCACGCACCTTCGACATAAGCCAGGAGAATCCCTTCAGCCCCGCACGCGCGGCCCCGCGAGCATCGTAGGGCAGGCCCAACTGGCGGTTGAGGTATGTGTCTAGCTCGTTCCATTGTCCAAGGTTCAGCGGTTTGACAAGCTCGTAGTACCATGCTCGGCCCTTATAGTTTACCGGATACATGGGTCGACATGCAACCCCTTTTTGCGCTGTCGCTTCGAAAAGCGTGTGACCATCGATTCCGATGATGCCCACGTGCGAAGCGGACCAGCCCGGTACACCGTAGGTGACGAGGTTGATTCCCCAACTGGCAAGATAGCGGCCGGAGAACGCAACGACGCCCCCAGGCTGCATACGGATTTCGGGATACATTTGCCCACCGTCCTTTCCCAAACACATTAGATGCAAATTAGTAAGGTTTTCCGGCCCCGCGAACCCCTGGCTTGTTATCCCCGCCTAGCTTCGCTGTGGGGTCAGACTCGCCCTCACGTGCCTTCGCAGGGCTGTTGGGGTCCTTTGACAGGTCCGGCGCACCGCGGCCCGCCCCGCCGAAGCCACCGCCCCCTGCGTCCGCCTGGGCTTTGACAATCTCCGCGGCCCGGTCGGCTTGGTCCTTCTTGGCCTTTTCCGCCTCCTCCTTCGGGAAGCCCAGCGCTACCGTTCCGGTTTCGCAGGAGAGCAGACCCTCCTTCTTCGCCTGGAGGATGATTTCCGGGTCGCTGGTGCAGAACTCCGCCTCATCAATCTCCTTGAAGATTTCATCCATCTTGCCCGTCGCCACGCGCCCGCGGAGCAGCTTGTCCGCGACCAGCTTGGCGATTTCCTTCTTCACCACCTTGCCCGGAACCTTGTACATGGTTTCGGCCAGGGCTGTTGCTTCCTCGATGCGAAGCTTCGGGTCGGTCTGGTCCCAACACTCCGGGTACTTCACGATGGCCGTGTTGCGCTCCGCCTCGTTCTCGAAGGCTGCCCAGTCGTCCGCGAGACGGTTCTCGCCCTTCTCAAGTTGCAGCCCGATGAACGCAAGCCCAGATGCAACAGTGCCTTCCGCGCCCAGGTCCTCTAGCTGCCCGGAGATAAGCTCCCGCACCTCTGCCTTCAATTCGCGCCGCAGTTCAATCGACAGCTTCAGGGGTTCGGCGGAGGGGTTGATAAAGCCAGGACGCTCCGTTCCGTGCTCGTAGCTCATACCCTTCTTCACGCCTACCGCTTGCGACTTGTTTTCACCCTCAAGGTGCGAGCCTTCCTCCGCCGTCTTTCGCTGCCGAGTTAGGAAGGGGAAGTTGGCCTCCGTCCCGTAAGCCGTGTCGCTGCTCGTCAGGTTCAGCAGCGCCCGCTGGTAACTGCACGCGTCCTTGATTAGCGAGTCGCCAATGTTGAACACGTAGAGCGGGATACGCTTCAGCTTCGTCTTGATGCTGTCGCCATCCGGCTTGACGACGAGGCTAGTTCCGCCGTTCGTCGATTCGGTCGGGACCTTATCGAGCATCTGGATTTCAACCAGCCCTGTGTCGGGGTTCACGAAGTACCACCGATAGCGGGTCTTGACGTTGTACTCACCCGTCCCGAAGTTGCTGGAGTAGAACTTGTCGACGAGCATTGCCGCCTTGTATTCCGAAGGGTCGCCTGTGTCACCCGGAACCAGAATCGGCATTGCCTCAATCGGGTACACCGTGAGGTAAGGCGACCAGCCCTCCGGAACATCTGCCTGCGACGGCCCGCTAATCCGCGGCGCGTCCACGAGCACTCCGCATTGCCCCATGACCAGGATGTCGGCCAAGGCTTCGGACCCCAGGAAGGCGTTCATCGAAGCGCCGCGACCGTCGACGCCACTGCCGGTTCCGGATACAGCGGACTGATAAAGTGTGCTCCCGCCGCGCCGAATGATGTCGACGAACTTGGCGAACACGCTGTTCTTGACCTTGTTGATTTCCCGCTTGGCGTAAGCCGGGATGGGGGACATCGCCAGCCGCCGTTGGAAGTCGGCCGGGGTCTCGCGGTCACTGAACGGCTTCAGATAGGTATCCCGAAACACCCGCCCGCCCTCGTAGGTGTACCGCCACTCCAGCCAGTCAGCCGAGTCGCGCAGGAACGCAGGATGCTTTCGGTCCACGATGGATGTGTAGTCGAAGTAAACTGGCATGGCTGGTCCTTATCGGATGGAGTTAATGATGTTCGTCTCGTACAGCGCCGGTCGGCGGATGCACAACGCAATCTCGTTGTAGTTCAGTGAGTGGCCCCAATGGTCGTCCGCTATTCGCTTCCAATCAGCCTGATAGTTCCCGTCAACCCCGCGCACATATTCCCGCACCTGCCCCTTCAACTGCTTGCGGAAGTCAAGGCTGATGTTGCGGGGGAATGATATGCCCTTGTTAATCACTCGGCCAAGGGACCGGGAGAGCCAGGACGCCTTATCCACCTTGGCAATGCTCGCTCCGTACTCGTCATCATTGATGATGATTTCCTTCGCGGCCCGCCCGGTAACGTACTGGCAGAGCCAGACGAAGCCAGGGAACTTTCGGGCCATTTTGCGGGCCATTGTCGGGTCGGGGAAAAAGTCGATTACGCACGCCTTCACCTGATATCGGGCCATCAACGCGTGCAGGGAATCCCAATCATCCAGGGGGCAGCGCCCGAAGGAGATTAATTTTCCCGTTGCCCGGTCATTCGGGTCGCCGGACATTCCCAGATTCAGCTTCCACTTCACCACCGACCAGTGATGGAACGAACCCTGGTCTATGCCTAGCGTGATGGTGTCCGAGGACCCCAACTTCGGCATGTCATCGTCAATCGCGTAATCGTCCACGCACGCGCTAATGTGCGTGTCGAGAACCTGCGAGCCGTCCTCCACCCAGGGCTGGCCCAACTTGCTGTTGTGGAACTCGCGCCGAGCCTGTTCATCGCCGCGGCTGCGATGGTACTGCATGGCGAACTTCCAGGGGTTCACCCGCGGCGAGTACAATTGGCTTAGCTGGAAGCCTCGAATGTCCGGGTTCACGTCCACCGCGGTCGGAACCCACAGCCCGTTCTTCTTCAGCCATATCGGCTTATGCTCGTGCGGCAGGACGCCTTTGCACGACCAGCACTGTAGGTAGCTCTGCGCACACTCCGGGTCCGTAACGTCGGAACCCTTCACCACGAATGAGTCCTGCCACGTATCCGCTTCGGAGAGAAGCTCAATCTGCTTCCCGCAATGCGGGCAGTCGAATAGGTAATGCTCCTGCGTGGACGTGAGGTATAACCCGTGGATGCCTACGCTCGGAAACGTCGGGGTTGACATCCCGTAAACAATCGGGTCCTTCGAACCGCTCAAGCGCTCGAGCGCAAGCTCAACCTGCCGTTGCGTCATCTCGTCAAGCTCATCGAGTACAAGCCGGGAGACGGGGGTCGACTTCAAGTTGATATCGCCGTTGGCCCCGCGGACGAAAAGGTTCGCCGACCCTACCCGCTTGACGTCGACAAGGTCCGTCACCCGCTCCTTCAAGTAGGGGCTGAGGTTGATGGCGTTCTGTAATCGCGTCTTACTGAACAGCATCGCAACCTTGTCGGTCGGCAGGAGGTACATCACGTCACGGCCGAAGTAGGACATCTCGAAGAACGAACGGTTGATGCCCGCCTCGGTCAGGCCGGTCTGCGCGCCCTTCATCACCCAATTCTGTGTGGCTCGCGAGTTTAGAATCTCTTTGATGTATGGGTACTCGCGGTCGGAGTACCACTCCCCTGGCTCGCTTGCACTCGCCTGCATCCAGCGGTGCGCCGCGGACCATCGGTAGCACGTGTCGAGGGACGACGACCGAATGTCATCCAGCAACCGACGTCGGAAGTTATAATCCAGCGCGTGTTCCATTATTCTTCGCCGCCACCGCTCCCGCTGCTGCTTTGGGTTCGCCGCCGTAGCTGCCGTTGAACCTCGTCTCCAATCGCCCGGCTGACGGCCGGGTCGATAATCCCGCCTTTGACGTTGATGTTGACCGTCGTATTACCGGGGCTAGCGGCCCCGCCAGGGGCTGCCGGGAGGGACGGGGCTGCCGGGGCGGATGAGGGGGAATTAGGGGCAACGGGGGCCAAACCAAGGCCCGGAATCGGGGTCGCCAGCCGCTCCCGCGCCGCCGCGGCCCGTTCCAGGGATTCCGCGTACTTGGTCGCCTCCTCGTTCACGGCCCCCAGGCTGAACCGCTCCGTGGACCCGCGGCTTTGCACGAACTTCTCGTCCGCGGCCACGACCTTGTCGAGGAACTCGGCCCCCGCCTTCAGGTTTGCGACGTCGAACTGCAAAGCGCCCGCCACGCCCTTGCCACTCTCCAGCTTTGTAATCGTCGCGTTGAGTGCTTGCAGGAACTTCTCCGCCTCGGCATTACCGCCCGCGGTTCCCTTGGAGAGATTACCGAACGCCCCTGCGGCCAGTGCCTTGGCGCGGTTAACCTGTTGCTGTTGCTTTTGAATTCCCTCGTCACTGAAGATGTCCGTGGAGAGTGCTAGCCCTCGCTTGCCGAAGTCCTTCAGAGATGTTACCGCATCCCGCTGAGCCGTGAACCGAGCAAAGGCCGCTTGCAGTGAGGCTTGCCGGTCCTTGATTGAGGTTTCCTGCCCCTCCCGTTCGCGCACGTCCCCCGCTTCAACTCGCGCTACGGTAGCCTTCGCCTGTAGCAGCTTGTTGTCGTTACGGATAGATGTCGCCCGCTGTGTGAGTAGCTTAATCTCCTTCTCAAGGTTAGAGATGCGGTCCTTCGAAGCCCGGTCGACCGCCGCCTCGGCACCCGCCTGTTCCCTCCTGGCTTTAACTGACTCATCGATTACCTGGAGCAGCCGACCTTCCTCCGCGGCCACGCGCGAGACGTCCCGATGGTCGCCCTTACCCGCGGCAAGGTCGGAGGCTTGGTCGATGAGCCGTTCAGCCCGTTGGAGATTCTCCTGCCCGCCCGCTCCCCGAAGCTTCGCCGCGCGACTGAGTAATGCGTCAAGTTGCTGGTTCAGGTCCTTGCCTTCAAGGCCGCGCTGGAACCGCTTGTCGCGGATTCCGCTTGCAAGGTCCTCAAGCCGAGAGATGTCCCGGTTCGCCGCTTGCACCAGCGCCTTTCGGCTGTTGAGGTAGTTCTTTTCCTCTTCCAGCTTGTCCTTCAGCACGTCCCGCCGCTCCGTCACTTCGACCCGCTCTTCGGTGTTCGCGGCGCGACGAAGGTCAATCGCCTCAAGACGCTCCTCGATGTTTACCGCATCGACGCTGGCCCGCAGCTTAATCCCGGCCTTGGCAATCTCCGCGGCCCGTTCGATGCCGTCGGTCAGAGCCTTGACTCGCTCCTCCGTACTTCTTAGCGCCGCGGGAAGCTCGACGATTTCTCCGAGCAGTTGTGCGACCGAGCCAGCGCTAGCTCCGATGGCAATACTCATCGGGTTGATGCCAGCCGTCAACTTCCGGACGTTCTCAACGACGCTACCCGCGGGCGCATTGATTCCCTTCAGCCCCTTCTCTAGTGCTTCCGAGGAGGAGCCCATCTTGTCGAAGGAGCGCTTGGTCTTGCTCTCAAGCTCCTTAATGCGATTCTCAAGACGACCGATTTCGGCCATCGCCTTTGAGACGTCATAATCTACGACGGTTTTCTCAGCCATTGTTATCTCCGGAAGATGGGCTGCGGCAGGTCAACGCTCATCTCTTGAACGGCCGCGAGTCCCGCTTCGATTAGTCCGTGGTC